ACCCCCTACCAACAAGTAGGGGGTGTCCACACTAAATGTCACTCAGCGTCAGGAGTGCCATAGGACGGGGCAAGATACGTGCCTCCAGTATGAGACGCTGCCAAGAGCAGCGCCACAAGGCCCAGCAGCTTATCAGCCACGTCGAGCCACTGTGCCGACTGCTCAGGGGCCACAAACCCATAAGCGACACCAATGGCCAGCAATGCTGCAACGATGCCGTAAATCGCCTTACGACGTTCCGGCGTCAACACTGCCCACTTCGTTCGATCTGTAGTCAAGACTTCAGGAACCATGTCCAGTACCTCCTAAGTAAGTGTTACTTAGATTCTACCAGCTTCACGATTCCATTACTGTCTTGTTCAACGACGATGCGGCCATGGAGCAACTTTCCGTCCTCGCCGAAGATCGAGCAAGCACCATCGAGGCGAGTCTGGCACAGTCCGACAGCCATAGCGCCGGTGTCGGTGAAGAAGTAGTCATCGCCCTTGTACGACAGCCAGCCGGTACGCATAGCGCCGTTTTCCTCAAGGTAGTACCACTTGCCCTTCACCAACTGCCAGCCGGTTTGCATCTGTCCCTTGTCGTTCAACAGGAACCAATGCTCACCGTCCTTGATCCAGCCGGTCTCCATCTCACCATAACGGGTGTCGTGGACATTATGCAGGAAGTACCACTTGCCGTCGATGTGTTGCCAGCCGACCTGCAACCAACCCTTCTCGTTGGCGTAGTACCACTTGTCATTAACAGGGAACCAGTCGGTCTCCCACGAGCCATCCTCAAGGCGGTACCACCAACCGCCGTCCTGCGACACCCAGCCTTCCTTGTTGAGCAGTTCAGCATCAAGATTGTCGTAGTACGCCTGCGCCTTCTCGATGTATTCGCCCGCGTACTTATCACGTAAGGAAGCCGGGCAGGCAGTCGAGTAGAAGTCCGAATGGGGGAACACGTTGGAGCGCCACTCAGGACGACCAAGGCCATACGCACGACAGATAGCAGCGGTCAGATGGGCACCTGCGTCGATGGTCTCACCCCCGACATCCCATCCGCCCTCAGCACCAGAGCAGTTCGCGTGCTCGATGCCGATACTCTTCTTGTTCACACCAGGGCAGTGCCATGCTGTGTCGGAATCATGTACGAATTGGCAGATGTTGCCTTCGATGTCAACGTTGTAATGGGCTGAAGTCCCATTATTAGTGAAGGCCCCATACACACCGGAATGTGACATGGCCTTACCAGCGTTGTGGTGGATGACAACACGATCAAGAGCGAAACCACCTCGCCCTTCATCGAAGTTGCCGATCCACATGTTCATATCAGCAGAAAGTTCATTCCAGTTCATCGCTTAATCTCCCAAGGACCCATATACGACTGCTCAGCATTGATGACTTCAGTAAGGGCTTGAATACCCTCGTCTGTCACAAACACTTGCCTATGATAACTCTTCCGCTTCCTGCCGTTGGTAACAACGGTACGCACTCCGAGAAGACCTTTAGCCTTCTCAGTGGGCATCTTAGACCCATAACCGCGCTTTAGGTACCCAGCACGACACAAGCTCCGGATGACCTTGATCGGGCCGATATCGAAAGTTCGCGCGAACTCCAACAGACTCGGTTCCATCACGCACCGTCCACTTCAGCGAAGTAGTCGGCGAATGGGTTATCGCCTGGCTCTGAGAACCCCATGTCGATAGGCACTGCCTCAACATCGACAGGCCGCAGAACATCTTTCGGCTGCCGAACAGACTTGAAGATCAGCGTCCAGTCAATAGGCATGTAGTCCCCCAACAAGATCATGTCCTTTAGGGTCAACGATCCCTTAACCAGCTTATTGTAGTAATAACGCGGAGAATCAGCGCCAAGCAGTTTTCCGTCATCTGCTGCTGACAAGCCCGCGTCAGTGAACTGACGTACCACAAGCTGTCGAACAGTGCCCACACGCTGCTCAACGCTATCTGGATGCTTCATTGAGGCACGAGCAGCACGAGCCTTAGCCATACGGGCGCGCGCTTCTTCGAGCTTAATAGGGTCTGTAACCTTAGTCATTCTGTGTCTCCTTCTTCAAGAGGTCCGGTCGGAAGCCGGACCAGTGTTTCTTAATGTCTTTACCTTCACATACAACGACGACGGGTGCTTGCTGATAACCCAGTGCGCGGATAAACGCCAGTGCATCCGCATCTTCCGTTACGTCGATGCTATTGAAGGGCAATCCAAGTGCCTTCAGCTTGCGGTACGTAGCCGTGCATTGAGGGCAGCGGGGCTTGGAGTAAACGTCAATCATTAGTTAACCTTTCCGGTTGATCCGAAACCACCCTTTCCGCGCTTCTTATCTGCTTTGATGGGTGGTTGTGAGTAGAGAGCCGAGGTGCCCTCTAGCCTGACAATAACAATCTGAGTGATACGCTCATGTTCTTCCAGCACGACTGGGGTGTCCTTGCTCATGTTCCTCAGAGCAATCATGACCTCACCTTCGTATCCGGCGTCGATAACACCGACACCGTTGGCGAGGAGCAGTCCTTTCTTGCTCAGTGACGAGCGGGCAAAGACAAGGCCGACAGAGCCGTCGGGGATGTCATGCTTGTCTGGACGGTACCCTGTTGGTACGAAGACCGTCTCACCCGGGTAGATGACGACGGATGTCTTCGTAGAGAGGTCGAAACCAGCATCATTATAGTGCTGCCGTTGTGGTTGCATTGGTTCTCCTTTGTGTTATTTATCAGGGCAAGATAGAGGGCCAGCACTAACCAGCACTGGCCCTCTACTTATGTGTCAGCGAGTCGTGCCGTATCGGCCAACGAACCAGGCCACGGCCACAGTAGCTGCACCGAACAGCAGTGACAGGATACTAATCACAGCGGCCTCAGAGGCAGCACCAGTCTTGGCCAGCTTAGCCTTCGGGGCCTCAATCGTTGGCGCGGGCTTAGCCGGTGCAGGCGTAGCCTTAGTCGGCGCGGGGACAGGCTCAATCTTGCAGGGCACGCGGTCCTTATCTCGGTCGGGGTGGATCGTGCAAGGTGTCTGGGTCGGCGTGGGCGTCGGCTCATCCGAAGGCGCAGGGGTCGGCGTCGGCTCGGACGGCTCAGTAGAAGGGTTCGGTGCAGGAGTCGGGGTCGGCTTCACAGAGCCATCACCATCCGTACCTCCGTTAGAGCGAATGGTCGTCGTAGCTTCCAGCTTGAGACCGTTCACCTCAGCGTGGTTGGTAACCGAGGTCTGCCCTTCGGGCACCTTCATCTGCTCGGGTGGGTACGTAGCGCAAGTCTTAGACCCTTCAGGCGCGGTGAAGCGAATCGTGTTCGCATCCACTTGAGTGGCCGTGACGATCTCGGTCGTGGCCGGGTCCCAGGTTGGACCCTTAGCGCACTTCACGTATGTGCTCAAGCGGGTGTCGAAGTCCTTAACGGTGTATTCGACACCGCCCTCAGCAATAAACTTGATGCCCCATCCAATGGTTCCGTTGGAATTGGTCCAACCAAACTTGATGTTGGAAGGCTCTGCATACTCAAAGTGGGCCGGACCATTACAGTCCTTAGTGCAGACGCCGGTGCCTTCGGCGTCGCCCCAGATGAGCTTCTTGACGACCTCACCATTGAGGGTAATCGTGCCCTCGTTAGTGCCTACAGCAGCATCCTGAAGCCTGGCTCGCGCCCACCACGTACCGCTAACATTTGTCTTGTCGGCGTAGGCTGCGGGGATCTCAGTGACCTTGCAGGTCAGCGTCGCCTGATCGGCGTTGCACTCGCCAACGACAGACCCGTCATCGAGAGTGAAGGGGAAACTAGCATTCCAGGTAAATGGGGCCTTGCCATCATTCGGCACGGTCGAGACAGTGAAAGACTGTCCGACAGCCAGCTTATCCACGGCCCAGGTCCCGCCCACATTGACCTCACTAGAGGTCTGGCGGGAAGACGAGGTGGCCTTGGTGACCTCGGCCTTGATCTCAGGGGTGGTGTCGGTAGCGTGGCTGGCGTCCCGACGGCAGTGACGACAGGCGGCCCCGGTGCTGTTTTCTGGATGTGGGTCATCGCGACGATTGGAGGC